TCACAGCGCAATCGCTGTTTTTACGACCTCCTGAACGTTCTCCTTTTCTTCCACAATATGGCTGTAAACGTCGATGACCATCTTCTCTGTGTCGCCCAGCAGCTCCGCGATTTTCTTTGTGCTGATAGCTGGAATCTGGTAGCACAGCTCCGTACAATAATTGTGTCTGAAAATATGTGCAGTCAGATCGTGAATGACGTACAGGTTTTCAGTTCCGCCGGCGGCCAGATTCATCTTATTAATGATACGCTCCCACATGCGCCGGTAACTGCTTTTGGTCATCATGCGGCCATCCTGGGTGTGCATCAGATACGGTGCTGTCAGGCCTTTAAGATACTCCTTTAGATGGACGGCCAGAAATGGAGGGATAGGCACCTTACGCACCCCGTTTTCGGTCTTTGTATTCTTTACCCCGGGATTATTCACCCGAAACTCTACAGACCCTCTAACGGTCAATTCAGACGTTTTCAAATTGATATCAAGGGGCTTCAGGGCCAGCACTTCGCCGCGGCGGAGGCCGCAGCCGTAGATAATCAGAACGAATGCCTTTTCCATCGGCGTGAAGTCAGCAGCCTTGATTGCCTTCTTTTCGGTGGCGGTAAGGGGCCGCTTTTCTCTGGCTTTGTACTTTGGCCTGTTGATTTTTTCGCACAGTTCCCGCAGCGCCTTTTCGGGGAGAAGTCGTTCATCCACAGCAGCCCGGATAATTTGTTTATATGTCAACATGATTTGTTGGCATATACGAGGTTTTTCGGATGCATTGTTGATAAGTAGCTGTAAATGTACTTTTCTTAGGTCCTGCAGCTTAACGCTTTCCAGCGCGGCAAAGTGCTTGTCTATAATATTTTTATACATCATCCTTGTATTGTACTCCCGGACAGCCTTGCTGGTCTCCAGCCATTCATCGGCGTAGGCCAGAAAGGTCATATCCGATGTCTGGATTTGATTTCCTTCTTCAATCCGGCGTTTCAATGCATTGACCTGTTTTTCAAGGTCGGCGCTGGACTTTCTTGATTTCAAGTTGATTCGGTGTTTTTGGCCGTATTCGTCATAAGTACCGTCCCAAGCCTTAGTACGATAAATACCATATTTGTCAGGTTTGTATTTTTGCTTTGCCATTATATCATCCTTTCCTGTTGCGATGTCGCAACTATTTTTGGGTATAAAAAATACGCCCCTTGCCAGGACGCTCCGAGGATGATATAATTTAGGTGTTCAAACCAAACTAAATCTTCCGGAGCTTCCGGCAAGAGATTATGTGAAAAGCTTCTGTGTTACCAGCACAGGGGCTTTTTACATGCTATTGTAGTAGTTGCTTTTTCTTAATATCAAATTCTTCTTGAGTAATTGCCCCCATGTCTAAAAGTTCCTTCAATGCTTTTATTCCTTTTAATGCATCTGTCATTTCCTTTGAAGTAGAAGATACAGATGATTCTTTTTCGATGTTATAGCATTGAATTTGTGAATCAATATCTGAATTGCAAACGATAGTAATAGGAAAGATTATACCATCATTTATTCTTTGTAATTTAATAATAGCTGTATTGTTCTTTTCTACTCGTTTTTGTAGTTGTTGAGTAGAGGATTCATTCATACTTTGTGTTTTGGACTTTCCTTTCCCACCTGCACCAATAGCGGCGCCAACTACAGTTCCTACGCCCGGAAACAAAACAGTTCCGATAAGTGCACCTGTTGCCATCTTCCCTGCTTTACCTTTTTTTGTTGTTTCAGAGTTCTCGGATCCTTTTGTATTGGATGTAGTCATGAACTCATAATCAGGACCCTTCCAGTCATATGAAATAATTTTATAGAGGACAGAATCATCATAATTAAAATAGACTTCACCACTTAACTTTTGGCGAATGGTAGCATTATTACTTAATCCTAGCTCTTTGTTTCCAAAGGTCATATTTATTAGGACACTTCTATCCTTCGTACATTCGGCTTGCTTCGATAGCCGTGCTTTATTGTTTTCTAATTCATTTTTTGCAGCGTTAACTAAATTATCCATCAGTCCCATACTATAATCCCCCCTATTATTTTAATCTCAACTTGAGCAATTCTTCCGGCAATCCAGTACAATTACAGAATTGCTCTCGTGTATATTCTTCATAGCCTTTTAGCATATCATCATTAATTAAAAGATGAGCAGCAAATAAATTAGCTTGACTTTCAAGCTTAGATGTAAGCAATAAAGTATGACGACTCATAAATGCGCAGTTTTCTTTTGGATGCATAATTGCGTGACCTAATTCATGAGCTAGAACTACTTGCAAAAAAATTTCATCGTCTATATCGGAATTAAGAAAAATATATTTGCGTCTATTTATTAATTTATAAAATCCAGCGGCCGCATCGTCAAGGGGCATCCTTATAATAGTGATTCCTAAAGACTTGGCTATTTTTTCTGGATTATTTGTGCCAAGCATTTTTACATAATAAGAAACAAGTCTCCTGATTTTATCATTCAAAAATTATTCACCATCCTGTGATGCCTGCTTCTTTTCAGGCCTTGGCTTATATTTGTAGGGTCTGTACGTTACTTTGTTCTTTTTCTTTGCATCCTCCAAGGCAACTTCTATAGCTTGCCGGAGCAATTCCAGTTTTGAATCAGGTATGGGCTCACCGTTATAACATAGCGGGGCATCTTCACCGGACGCCAATTCATTCATTATACGATCAAGGTCCTTTGCAATGTCTCGCTTATCTTTATTACTAAGCGCAGACTCAATCTCCTCTTTTCCTGACATAATAAAATCTGTTGATACTCCAAGGTATTTAGCAATACTGGCTAGTCTGTCTGATGGAAACACTCCCTTTCTTAGCTGACTAATATATCCGTTTGAGTATCCCAGATCCTTTTCCAATTTTGAGATAGGTATTTTACGTTCTTTGCATAATTTTTTCACTCTTTCAACGCTATTCACAGAATGCCTCCTAATTTTAGAGAAAACCCATAAAAATGGTATTGACAAATTAGAGAATAGCCTATATAATGAATTTAGGATTTAGAGAAAAGCCATAAAACATAATATAGGGAACTCTCGAAAAATATGTATCTGACAATTCATATTTTAGATTATTCTCTAAAGTTTGTCAATGCTTTTCTCTAAAAATCCAACTAATATTTTTAGAAAGGAGGCTAAATTTTGCTTTATGACAAAATATCACTTTTTTGCAAAGAAAAAAATATTCCCCTTTACCTTTTTGAAAAAGAGTGTGGATTAGGAAATGGGACTATAACTGGCTGGAAATCTTCTAATCCTAGAATTGATTCTCTGCAGAAGGTAGCGAAGCAAATGGGTGTCTCAATCGAAGAACTTCTTAAGTAACAATAAAAACACATGTTCGATAAAACCAATATATCACCAAAATATGCGTGTGTCAATGGGGAGAGAAAGGGAGAGTGAAAGATGGGCTATTGGGAGGAGTTCGATAAAAAAATCGAAGCGCAGAACAAAAAAATAACCCACATAATATGGATTATTTTTATCAGCATGATTACATCAGTCATAACGGTGTTTTTAGCCACAGGGTCAACAGGGTTGTGATAACAGAAACAATAACAGGAATCAATATAGAGTGCAAAAGAAAGTGTTTGGCTTCTTCCCATTTCACCTTATAAGGGTGAAGGCCTTTATCGGTCAGAGCCACTTTGAAGTCTTCTAATCGAACCAGATAGCCATCGCGAACCAATCCGTCAATTATGGCGCCAAGTTCACGACCATAATCATGGTGACAACTGATGGATTGACTGGTTTCTGGATTGATTAAACAGCCTTTAAGCGTAAGGATTCTTGTGTTGGAATGATTGGATAGTTTTTGTATTCTTTTCAAAATAACGCGGCTTTCACGTATCATATGGATTTTTCCTTTGCACTTGATAAGAAAATTATAGCACAGAGAGAGGAAAATTACCAGGTAAGAAAGGAGTGTGATCATATGTTGGAGTTTCCAAAACCTGTCATGAAGATGTCGGAACTTCAAAAAATGGGGTTCCCGGAAACCTATCTGAAGCGGGCTTACGGGGATAAAAACCAGACCTTCGCCACAAAGATGAATCCGGCATTAACAAAGAGTCCGGTTATTTTCGACACCGCTGGCTTCAAAATCTGGTGGGAAAAGCAGATTGAGGCACAGGTTCGGTCAATGCCCAGGAGAAGAGGGAGGTGATGCTAATGTACAGACATGATTACACCGGTGCCCAGGTCGTCCGAATGCGGCGTCAGCTGCGGGCCGAGAGGGCAGAACTGCTATGGCTTTACAAGCTGCTGGCCGTGGCGATTATCCTGTGTGCGGTACTAACCGGGACGCTGCTGGCAGTGGCACAGACGGCAGGGATGTTGTAAGGGAGGAGGGACAAGGATGCTAGAGGCAATTGAAGGAGAAAAAGAGCCCACCGGCGGCGAAATGGATTTGATAGGAGGAGAGAATCACAATGAAAAATATATTTGAAAGCGATAAATTTGATACCCAGGTTATTGCCCAAGGTGCATGTCTGGATCACCTGAACGACAAAACCTACACAATCGAGACCGTAACATTCCGGCTGAACCATGTTGCCTTGAATGCCTGGTGTCGTTCGGAAACAATGAACTCCCGTGATTGCTACGAGACGAATAAGGAATGGGAAGAGCATCAGAAAAAGTATGAGGTGAAGCGTTTTAACGTGAAAAAGATGATTCTGGAAAGCCTGGGTATGGATGCAGAGCCGGAACAGGTATCAATTTGTCAGGTAGTATCGGAAGTGTTTACGGCTGTACATATATCGGTGATAACAGGGATGGAGAAAGAAATAGAGCCCACCGGCGGCAACCGGACAGGCTCAGGCAATTAAAAATCATTTAACACCCTTATTGTAAGGGATTTCGAGGAGGATTGCAAGATGAATAGAAGAAAAATTGATACAGGCCTGCGTGAGGGAACAGTAACCATGCCATTGCGTGAGTATGACAAGATGAATCAACAGCTGGAGTATTTTCGCACGATGTTCAGCCTGGAGAAATATTCCTGGAATGACAGTATCCGTGTAATGGCAGATATCAAAAAGGTAAGAGAAATCGGACTGCTTCTTTTGGAGCAAGGCGATTTTGTGAAAGAGGAATATGAACTGACTGAAGCTGAAACAGGAACTGCGTCGATACTCTCTATCGCCAATATGAACAAAGGAAAATCCAATGAGGAATGAATATCGCTGTGAGTGCTGCGGCTGCCGTCTCGACGCAGGCGAAGGGTGTCTGTGCGATGATTGCCGCGAGGAGAAGGAAAAAAGATGGCTGAATTCTATAAAGGTATTGGACCGGAAGCAGGAATTATTGTTGAATCCCAGGATGCCTATCCATATGCTTTAACCCGTTGTCTCAACGGGTCAAAGGATGAACTGGAAGAGTTTAGAGAAATGTTGGTGGAGTGGTTTTACTCCGGCAACTGGATAGAGGAGGAAAAATAGTGGATAACGGAATGAGTATTTACGGAAATGGTGGAGCAATGCCTTCCGCTGGACGGAGCACCACAACAGAGATGGTGGTAAGCAGACAGGCCCAGGAGGTCCAGGCTGCCATGGTGATTGCAAAAAGGTTCCCACGTAATGAGGTGGAGAGCTACAACCGGATCATGAAATCCTGCCAGAGAAGGAGCCTGGCAGAGCGTTCTATGTATGAATACCCTCGCGGGGACACCCGTGTGACGGGCCCATCCATCCGCTTGGCGGAGGCAATGGCGCAGAACTGGGGAAACATTGATTTTGGAATCATCGAATTAGAACAGCGGGCCGGGGAGAGTCAGGTTATGGCTTACGCCTGGGACTTGGAAACGAACACTCGGCAGACCAAGGTTTTCTCGGTACCGCATATTCGTGCAACGAAAAAGGGCGGAAATATTCCGCTTAAGGATCCCAGAGATATCTATGAAATGGTGGCCAACCAGGGGGCCCGCCGGCTCCGGGCCTGTATCCTGGGAGTGATCCCGGGCGACGTGATTGATTCCGCGATTTCCCAGTGCGAGAGAACTCTGGCGGGGGACGGAAGGGAACCGCTGGCCGATACGATCCGCTCGGTTGCGACCACGTTTGAGGCGGAATATGGCGTCACAGTGCCGATGCTGGAGAAGTTCATCGGCTGCAAGATAGAAAGCTTCACGATGCAGAACCTGATTCGTCTGAAAAAGGTTTATGTTTCCTTGAAGGACGGCATGGCCAAGCGGGAGGACTATTTTGAGATGCTGCCGCCGGCAGACGATACGGAGATCAGCAATCCGTTTCCGGAGAAGAATGAAGCAAAGAAGGAAAAAAGTGGAAAGAAATCTGGTGAACCGAAGCTGGATGGAATACCTGGAACTGTTCCGAAAGCGGATAAGAAAGAGCCGGAGCCTATTGAACCGCAGTTCATTCCTCCGGAAAGTGATCCGAATCTTCCATTTGCATAAGGAGGCAGTATGAATCTGACGCAGGAGAACTATTACAGCCGGGGAGCCAATCAGGAGTATTTTTCCGTCTCCCAATACAAAGACTTTGCAAAATGCGAAGCGATGGCATTGGCCAAGCTCCGCGGTGACTACCAGCAACCCGTTACCCGGGCTCTGCTGGTAGGTTCCTTTGTGGATTCCTATTTTGAGGGAACACTTCCGGAATTTATGAAAGAGAATCCGGAGCTGTTTACCAGAAAAAATGAGCTTCGGAGCGAATTTCGGAAAGCGAATGAAATCATTGGAAGAATCAAGGCAGATCCGTTATTTATGCAATTCATGTCTGGTGAAAAGCAGCGTATCATGACATTTCAACTCTTTGGTGTTCCATGGAAAATGAAAATGGACAGTTTCTTGTCGGGCATCTGCATTACAGATCTTAAGGTGGTGGCGAATTTCAGGAACCTGCCGCTGTGGAGATATGACCTACAGGGGGCGGTCTATCAGGCCGGGGTGGAAGCAGTGACAGGAGAAAGACTTCCGTTTTACCTGGCAGTGGCAACCAAGGAACGGGTTACGGATCTTGATATCTTTCAAATTCCGCAGTCTACACTGGACTTTGCTTTGCGGGAAGTAGAAGAAAACATTATCCACTATGCAGCTGTGAAGAATGGGGATATCCCACCGGAATACTGTGGGAAATGTGATTACTGCAAGTCAGTCAAGGCAGCTATTGTAAGGAATTATAACGAATTACTGGAAATGTGAAGGAGAAGAACATGAAACTTGTAAAGATATCAAGCGACAGTGTCCAGATCCGGACGAACCTGTCGGAATTTAAAAACATCCGTATTAACGATTTATTGAGCGTGTCGGATGGGTGGGTGGAGCTGGTGACAATGGTTACCGGACTGACCGACACGGATTCGGATGAGCGGATCGGAGAGGAAGATTTCCTGGGAGAGATTACAGGCATCAAGACGATTGACTGCACGATTATCGGAAGTCTGAAAAATGGCCGTTTTGTCAAAGTGATTGACGAGTATCCGACGACCAGCGTGCAGATTACCCCGATTAGCAGTGCAGATTTTCAGTCGATGATAGGAAACGACCAGAAAGGATTCCAGATTGGAACCTACGCGGCTTATGGCTGCGACGCGGTGGTGGATGGCAATAAGTTCTACCAGCGACATGCCTGCATCGTCGGTAATACCGGTTGTGGGAAGTCGGAGACGGTAGCGAAGATTCTGGAAGAGACTGCGAAGCTTCCTGGGGCGAATCTGGTGGTATTTGATATCCATGGGGAGTACAGCCAGTTATCCTATGCCTCCAACATCCGTATTGGAGAGGACTTTCCATTTCCAATCTGGATGTTTGGGTTCCAGGATATTGTGGCAAACACCCTGAAAATCCGCGAGGAGAGCGCCACCACGGTGATGACGGCACTGCGGAAGGCATATTACCGGGTCTGTCCAGAGGGAAAAGAGAATCGGCCGGTGTACTTTGATTACCGGGAGCTGGTGGACGAGATGGAGCGTATGGACAATGAGATGGTCTATACAGGTGAGCATTATAAGACGGGGGATAAGGCAGGAACTCCAAAAACAACAAAAGGGGAGTATACGGGGAAACTGACCAGTACTGTGAATCTCTTAAAAGACAGGATGATGGACAGCCGATATAATTTCTTGTTTCGTGAATGTCGGCAAAGCTATTTATACAAGGTGATGGAGTCAATTCTGGGAACAGAAAGACCGGTCAAGAACATCGACCTGTCTGGTGTACCGCATGATGTGGCACTTCCGATTATCGGGGTATTCTCCCGGCTGATATTCGATATCCAGAGGCAGCAGGATATGGACCGCATCCGGCCTGTGAACATCGTATGCGACGAGGCCCACGTCTACATCCCAGACAATTTCCAGCTATCGGCCAGCCAGCGCCGAATGGTGGAGGTGTTTGAGGATATTGCAAAAGAGGGCCGTAAGTTCGGGATCACGTTATTCCCGGCAACGCAACGGCCATCAGAGCTGAACCGGACAATCGTTGCCCAATGTGCGAACTTTATCGTCGGAAAGCTCAACAACGAAAACGACAAGACACTAATCAAAGGGATGTTGCCGGATGGGGATGACAAGATCATTGATTCTGTGACAATGTTCAGTCCTGGTGAAGTGCTGATGATTGGCGATGCCGTTCCCATCCCCTTGAAAATCAAGGTAGAGCAGGCGAAAGAGCGGCCAGTGTCAAGAACAATTGATTTCTGGGATGTCTGGAGCCGGGAAACGGATTGCAGCGTCACAGAATTGGTTGATAGATATTTGTAAAGGAGGAGAGCATGGCAATTACATTTGACAACATTGGGAATGGGGAACTGTCCGGCATGTTCCGGGTGGCTCTGGCGCAGATAGGCCAGAACATCATGGACCCCAATATGGATCCGGAAGCGGCCAGAGGAATGACAATCAATATTAAATTTAAGCCCAGTAAGGCCGGAACAATTGCAGCAACCTATGATATTAAAACAAAACTGGCAGGACTGCAAAAATCAGAAACAACGTTTTTGATTGGACAGGATGCAAGAACCGGTCGGATAGAAATATCCGAGTATGGAAACAACAGGCCGCAGGTGGCCGCCTATGACACGGCCCCGGTATCGTCCCGGCAGCCGGCACCTGAACCGCAGGCCCAGGATTTTGACCCGGACACAGGAGAGATTTATCAGCAGCCCAAACCAATTGATTTAAGAGCAACCAATTAATCACACATAAAAAAGGAGAACAAACATGGAGAACTTAAAAGAAGCATTACAGTACGTTGTAGGCCTGGGAAATGAGGCTGAGAAAACAGAAGTTTTGGAGATTTGCGGGAAGACATTCGCGAACCGGAACCTGACCCGCTACGACTGCACGGACAAGGCAAGGGCAATTACCGCCGCCACTCTGTCGTCTCTCGTGGACTATATAAGCGACTGCAACAATGAATTTCCTGATAACCGAAAGATGCTGATTCACATCGTAAGTCCTACTGAGGTCCGCTTGATGTCCGCTCTGGATGCCGAGAGAGAGCGTGAGACATTATTTGTTGTAAATGCGCAGACTTCTGAGTTTCGTTTCGACTACTGGTACGACCAGGAACGCTTTATGATTGAATTGCAGGCCAATTTTCAGAAGAACGGAGACCTGGACTTACTTACGAAGATGGCTGGAAATATTGAAAAGAAGAATGGACAGGCCTATGCAGATGATGGCATTTCTCAGGTGGCAACGATGACAGTTGGTGTGGCAGCTAAGGCAGATGTGATTGTTCCGAATCCGGTGGAGCTGATACCGTACCGTACCTTCCAGGAGGTAGCGCAGCCGGCCAGCAAGTTTGTATTCCGAATTGGCGACAAGGAGGTTCCGGCCTTCAAAATTGTGGAGGCTGAAAATAACATCTGGAAGAATGAGGCCATTGCAAATATTAAGGAATACTTGGCCGAAGCCTTAACTGAAATGCCGGACGAGATTAGTGACCGGATTGTCGTAATAGGGTAACAAGACCTTCTGTGGCAGTTAATATATCACGAAAATAATTGAATGCCACTGATGATACCAGGCCGGGGAATTGACCGCCCCGGCCTCCCTAAAAGGAGCAGGATATGACGAATTTTGAAAAACTGGCGTCCAGCAAGACAGCGATGGCCTACTGGATGATGTGCCCGTATGGAGTAGAAGACGAGATGTGCAAGGATATGTGTCCGAATAGTAACTGTATCGACTGTTGTCTGGAGTGGCTTGATAGGGAGGTGGAACAGGCGGATGGGAAAAGCACAGCGTGAAAAAGGAAAGCGCGGTGAGCGGGAACTGGCTGGAATCCTGCGTGACTATGGATATGATACCCGGAGAGGGCAGCAATTTTGCGGCTCCGATGGTTCTGCTGACGTGGTGGGACTGCCGGGAATCCATATCGAGTGCAAACGAGTTGAAAAGCTGAACCTCCTGGAGGCGATGGAGCAGGCAAAACACGATGCCAGGGCAGGAGAGTTTCCGACAGTCTTCCACCGCAGGGACCGGACAGAATGGCTTGCAACCATGCGCCTGGATGATTGGATTAACCTTTTCCGGGAGTGGGAGGCAGGCCGGGAAGTGGAAGGGTAGGTGATGGCCTACATGAATTATATTTCAGCAATCAATTCTTTCTGGGATACGGCCGCACTGAATCCGTTGTCTACAGGGCAGGTATCGCTTTACTTTGCTTTATTGCATGTAAACAATAGGAGCAACTGGACAGAGTGGTTCACAGTGCCGAATCAAGTGCTATCCGTACTGACGGGGTTATCAAGGTCAGGAATACTGAAAGCGAGAAACGAATTGAGGCAGAGAGGGCTGATTGAGTTCCGTGAAAGAGGAACGAAAGCGACTCAGTATAAAATGCTCACTATGTCAGATAGTACGCGAGATAGTACGCAAAAAGGTGTTCAAAACAGTATGCAAGATAGTGTGCAAAATAGTGTGCAAAATAGTAGCACATTAAAAGACATAAACATAAACGAAAATAGAAAGAGTATATCTAACGATATACCAGAAAAAACGGATTCTTCTGAGCAGTACACCACGATTCAGGATTTATACAATTCTGTTTGCGGGTCGTATCCCCGCCTGGTGAAATTATCAGAAGCCCGAAAAAAAGCGATCCGCGCAAGGCTTAATACCGGGTATACCGTAAATGACTTCCGACGGCTGTTTGAAACGGCGGAGAGAAGTGATTTCCTGAAAGGGAAAAACAACCGGAACTGGAGAGCGACCTTTGATTGGCTGATTAGTGATGCCAATATGGCAAAGGTGCTTGATGGGAATTACGAAAACAGAAAAAAGGAGGCGGAGCCTGATGCTACAGAAGGGCGATCAGCAACAGATTACTATCGGCAGTATATGCACCACAGCGACGGTGAAACAGGTGGAGACGTTCCAGACTAACGGAGCATCAGGTGCCTTTGTAACCTTTGACGTTCCCGGATACGGAGAGACGCAGCCGTTTTGGTATGACGAAAAGACAAGCTATGCCCAGATGCGTCGAAGTCGAAGTGGGATGCCCAAAGAATATACATACAAGCGTGGCAAAGATTTTAACTGGGACTATTACCGGGATGATACCAACCCGCAAAAAAATATTGCCAATGCCTTTATTTCCCGTTACGAAGAATTTAGACGTTCTGGTCGTGGCTTGTATATCTACTCAGCTACAAAGGGGAGCGGGAAAACCTTACTCGCCTGTTGTTTGGCGAATGAAGTGATGGAACGTTATAACGCGGTGGTGAAATTTGTCCAGGTGTTAGATTACATCGACTTGATAAAGCGAAAGGATGAAGACGCGGACATGGAGCGTCATAGCTTGAAACGCTGTGGTCTGCTGATTCTGGATGACGTCGGGGTTCAGACGGAAAAGCAGGAATGGATAAACAATGCAATATTTTCACTGATTGACGAGCGCTACCGGAATTTGCTGCCAACGCTGTATACCTCCAACGTGCCGATTGAAAAAGCTTCTGGCGATGATCGCATTCAGAGCCGGATTTATGGGACAAGCATTCCCATGCTGCTACCGGAAATATCGGTGCGGGACCAACTGGCTGATAAATACCGTGATGAATTTTTAAGAACCGTGCTTAACTGATGGGAGGAGAAGATGGAAAAAGAGGGGAGCATGATGGAATTGGAATCAATTCCAATCAAGACAGAGAACAAGCAGGCAGAATGGTATCAACATCTAGATTTTGGCGATGTTAAAGCGTTTATCCGAAGTAATATTGCCGCCGCTTCTCGAAGCTTTATTGCTATCGGATATTATCTCAAATATGCCCGAGATAAACAGCTTTATGAAGAGGACGGCCACGCCAGCATCTGGGACTTCGCCCGGGAGGAATACGGAATCAGTAAATCAACCGCTAGTCGGTACATGACCATAAATGACCGGTTTTCGAAGGGAGGAAACAGCCCGATTGTTGCAGAGGAGTTTAAAGCGTACGGAAAAAGCCAGTTACAGGAAATGCTGTATCTGAATGATGAGCAACTGGATCAGGTGACCCCGGATACCCAGGTCAAGCAGATCCGGGAGATTCGGCAGCCGGTCAGAGAGATTCCCTACTACGAATTGCCCGGACAGTTTACCTTTGATGACTTTCCCAATGTAATGCCGGTGCCGGAAAATTATTCGGAACGGCTGGCGGCCAGTACCGGAAGCACGATTTTGTCAGTGAAAGACTTTGAAGCAAATGAGGAAGGCATTGCGATATCGCAACAGAAGGAGATTCGGTGGAACCTGGAACCGGCCGATGAAACCCGAACTGAATACTGTAATGCAGCAGCCCGGTATTTCATTCAGGTGTTTCATGACTGGATGCGGGAAGACTGCGAAAAACGCGTGATGCAAATATCCGAATCCGAAAAACAGTTCAAAGTTCAATTCCGAGAAAATAGCAACACAAGCTGGTACTTCAAGGATCCATTGAATGGGAGAGCGGCTCATGTCAATCTGTTTGATAATTTTATACAATTTTTCAGCGGAACGAACGAATGGGTTGGAGAGTGTGAGTGGTTTTATCTTTGCCGAGCAGTACAGGTGATGTGGAACGAGATTGCCCTGGAAGAAGTGCAGAACCTTCGCAGCGGAACCGAACCAGAACCAGAAATAGCCATGCCAGAATCGGTATCAGATGAGATTGCAGTGGATGCCAATACCTGCCCGCCTGACAACAGCTCCTGCCGGCGTCAGGAATGGGAAACCGGACCAGAAGAGAAGGAGGCGGGACATAAGGAATGTGAGCAGTGTTGGGAAGACTGGAAAAACAGGCAGACAGTCCTGAATGCTGCGGAAGTGCAGCAGGAAGAACTTCCGGAACCGAATGAGAACTGGAACCTTGGAGATTTGCCGCAGGTGAACCGGATTGTGATGGCTGAGATGAGCAGCATTCCGTCCGACGAAACAATTAAGAAATACATACAGGTGCTGGCTCGACAAGAAGGTGGATTTATCGCTCTTATCAGATTGGCAAACCAGGTCCGGAAGGCATTGGAGGAATGGGCGGAAGGCGACAGCAGTATTCCTTGTCTGACATCTGCAGGATATAGGACAAGAATATATTGCTTGGAAGATGTGGAGAAGGAGATTTTAGGCTATAAAAGTTTCTTGGAATATTGTAATGGTTATAACTCGAAAAATTCTGCTGAATCAGCCATAAAAATAACGACTCTTAGATTAGATGCTATGTTGGCCTTAAAAGCAGAGATGGAGGTATATGGTGAAGAAAAGTAATTGCCTGAGAACACATTATCCTGAATCTATTTGCATGGCAGAAAAAATTGTGTTTTTTCACGGGACCAGATTTCGGGTTGCTTTAAGCGTCCATATGTTTTACTGCGATAAGTGTAACAAGGTGCGACGCTTATGGTTTATCAACAGATACTGAGGATTTAAGGAGGAAATAAAGTGAATGGGAAATTGTGGAGATTGCGAACATCTTACGAAAAGACATTGCTGTAGTAAATATAAAAAGAGATTGGCTTATAGTAGCTTCAGTAGTTCGTGGGTCTCAGCCAGTAGACATGAACGGTGTAGTGAATGTGATAAGGACTATCGAATTGCAGAATTGGAAGAACGTCTTAAGTCTAATAGCGGTCTGTCGCCAACAGATCCAGATGATAGTATCCGGTGTGGGCAGTGTGGTAGTGATATCTCAATAGATGTTGAGTATAAGTATTGTCCCTACTGTGGGGCGGAACGATTGTAGACATTGTGCTGTCCTATCCAGGCAAAACGGGGCAAGGAGAGTGAGAAACCTTGTAAAAAATCTCTGGAGTAAAAACCAGATAGGAAATAAAAAAGAGCAGAGAGCTGATAACGCAAGAGAGCGCAACGGGTGCGCCGTTACCAGAAGCGGACGGAAGCCAGGTCCGTTGTTAGGGCATAGGCCGAAGCCGGAATGCCGGTACTGGCAATTTTTTATAAATTGAGGATTTAGCGAAGGAGGAGAAGGATGTATAAAGCAAAGAATGTAGATACGGATAAAGCACTTAATTATATCAATGAGAGCCGAAGATATCAGCAGCAGGCAGAAACTTTAGCCATTACTTCCGCGCAAAAGTATCATGACGGAATCAGAAAAGGTTTGGATATTGCCGAGGAAATTTTTACATGCAGTAATTGCGAATCCGAAAACGGCACTTATCGAGATGGTGCACTTGACGTGATTTATGAAATTGCAAAGGAGCTGGATGTGCAAAGCCAAGACATCCGGGAAAGCAATGATACTGTAGACGGCATGTGTGCAGAATTAGCGCAGCGTATAAGGGATGCTTTTGAAGATGACATTGCTCAACAAAATGAAAATTTAGGAGGTAAGTATGACAAGAAGTCAGTTAGAGGAACATCTGGGAGAAAAGGTCAAAATCAGATTATTTGACGATAGCGTTTACGATGGGTATCTGAACAAGACGGGTGAGGTAAAATTTAAAAACGACCCCAATTTGTATATCCCAAGAAAGTTGTATTTTTTGACAGATGAAAATAATGTGTGCCGCTCGTGTTTGTTTCGAGTATCACATATCAAAGGTTTTCAGATGTTAGATTTGCTTTACTAAATTGACATTTAGAGGAGCAAAGAGGGAGGGGATAATATGACAAGGAGGTATCTGACGAAACGTTATGTAAATTATAGAGACGACCGGGTATATGCGATTTTTTACAAGGCGACGCACACGATTTATTACAATCTGCTTTGTAATCCAAAATCCCGAGTAATAGTCTTTAAACTGCGATAGGAGGAATCAAAACGGGAAAGACAGATTACATAAAAGTGGCAGAGCAGCGGCGCCGTCGGGCATCCGTCCAGGACTACATCCTGAAGGGGCCACGGCCGGAGACCTGGTCGGCGGTGATGCCGGCGTATTGTTATACGGTGTTGTGTCCGGTGCCAGAGCTGCGAGGGCTGCCGGAGGCGGAAGAGCATCCCAAAGGGATTCGGCCAATGAAGGCGGAAAAACTCTGCCTGTGCTGCCGGAAGCGCTGGCCGTTGGATTGTGGCCGGGAAAGATGCGACTGTAAGGAGCAGGGGTATTTATACATAGCAGGGGCATATCGACATCCGGTGCCGGAGAGGAGGGACAATGACGCGAACTAAAACAAAAACAGAGCTGGCCCTGATGGGAGCGATTTTTAAAGAGGACATAGACAAGTGCCGGAAACGGGTTAAGATAGGCGATGCGTTTACTGTAGCGGGAACAGACTGGAAAAATGAGCGGGGAAACGGCGTAAGGCCAATGATGCGTGGCCGGGTAACAGCGAAGTATCCATATGTTGTGACGCTGGACTGTGGGACATCCATTACATACGTGCAGATCCTTGTGATGCGGCGGAGCGGCCGGAAATATATTGATTAAGGGAGGAGGTGCCAGTGGAGATTAAGATAACCAGGAAGCTGCTGGATGATTACCGGCGCCTGAAGCGGGAAATACCTCTCCTGGAGCTGGAGCTGGTCGAGATGCTGCAGGGGGATAATGGTTTCGACAACAGCACAATCTTTGATTACCGGACCGGGGAGGCAAGGCCGCAAAGTGTAGTAGGATTTGATTGGGAACTGAGAGAGCGACGCGAGAAGGTGTTGGATGGGAAAAAGGACAAGGTCAAGGCGGTCGAAAAATGGATTGAGGCCATAGAGGACGGGCAGACAAGATGCGTATTCCGGATGTTCTATCAGGATGGGATGACTTGGGACAGGATAGCAGCTAAGACAGGATACAGCAAGAGTCCAGATTATCCGAGACTGATGATTCGAGATAAATATCTAAAGGAAATGGATATCACCTAAAATAGTTCGGATTATTCGGAAAGTTCGTGATAAGATACAATTAGGCCAAAAGGCTAAATGCCGGAGGGCAATGCCGCAGGGCACGCATCCGGTAGAATGGTAGATATCATACCAGTTGGCTGCTGTGCGGCCCGAAAGATATCCGCTTAGCCAGCCGCGGAGTGAGCTGGTGCATACCGGGGACGACCCGGTAATGTGTGGAGCATCCCACCAACGGCAGGTGGACAGGGTCGCGCCCTGGGTTCCGGTTCGATTCCGGATGCACCGCTTTGCGAGAAAAAGTATAACCAGTTGAATAGTGGGAACACTCTTCCTTTTGAAAGGCGCCTATCGTGGGATGGGTGCTTTTCTTTTATCGGACTTTGTGATAGGATGGTTATATATTGAGTGGGAGGAAAAATATGGATTGGGGAGAGTTTTGGACAGCAATTTCAGCAATAGGAACTTGTGCGGCGGTAATAATTGCTTTATGGCAATCCGGATATAAAACTCAAAAAAGAATGAACGCAGTGTTGAAATTGCAAGAAGACAAAATAATTGACTCGTATAATGGTATGATTAAAACGGGGCACGTTATTAAGTCCTCAGCAATAATTGACATTACAAATACGGGACGATATGAAATTTCTATTTGTAGAATAGAATTTATTCGTGAGAAAAAAATATTATGCTATCCTTATTTTTTCTGTTCCGATACTAATCCAGATTGGGAAGACTATCCGCTTTCGTTAAGTGCAGGACGGTATGCGAGCATAAGAATATCATGGGATAAAGAGTTAACGGGAGTGTTTAAGAAAAGTGACAAAATTGTTTTGGTAGACAGCACAAATAAGAGATTTAGAGTAAAACTGCTTAAGTAAGTAGGAGCCACCCACCCGTGGCTCTTTTTCTATACCCAAAAGGAGGTGAGCCCAGATGGCATTGACGCCAAAACAGAAAATATTTGCGGATGAATACCTAATTGACCTTAATGCCACCAGGGCCTACAAGGTGGCATATCCGAAGGTCAAGAAGGATGAGTCCGCAAGGGTAAATGGAAGTAAATTACTAACAAATACTAACGTTGTAGCCTATATTGATGAACGTATGAAGGAACGCGAGAAGCGTACTGAGATTACCCAGGACAGGGTGCTGCAGGAACTGGCGAAATTAGGGTTCTTTGACATCAGGAAGCTGTTTGATGATAGTGGAAAACCGTTGGATATTACCGGTTTGGACGGCGAGACGGTGGCGTGCATTGCCGGCCTGGACGTGATGGAAGCCTATGAAGGGGCCGGCGAGAACAAAGAGTTTGTCGGGTATATTAGAAAATATAAGATGGCCGACAAGCTCAAGGCCTTGGAGCTCCTGGGTAAGCACCTTGGTATGTTCAAGGATAAGGTGGAGCTGTCAGGTGGTCTTGACACAGAGAAGACTAAATTGGACGACCTCCTACAGCAGATGCGAGGTGATGGATAGTGAGTGATGAGCGCCTGCTGCTGTCGGAAAAGTATAAGGCATTTCTTCGCTGTGACGCACCGGTGGAGTTCCTGGAGGGGACAACGGCAGCCGGAAAGACGACGGTGGGGCTGTTCAAGTTTATGCTTAAAGTGGCCGAGTCACCGAAGAAGCTGCATATCCTGGCATCGGATGATACCGGCGCCGCCGAGAAAAATATCATCCAGAAGGACCTGGGTATCCTGGATGACTTTGGCGTGCTGGTTGAGTACAAGGGTAATGGCGGCGGTGGTTATAACATGCCCCACATCCTCTTCCACACATCCGGCGGTGATAAGATTATCTTTGTTGTCGGCTATGGCAACAAGCGCAAGTGGAAGGATGCCCTGGGCGGTCAGTATGGCTGCCTGTACATCGACGAGATAAACACAGCCGACATAGACTTTGTGCGAGAGGCTGCCATGCGATGTGACTATCTGATGGCGACACTTAACCCAGATGACCCTGGCCTGGATGTCTATAAGGAGTACATCAACTGTTCCAGACCGCTTGATGAGTGGGCCGATGAGACACCGAAAGAAATCATAGAGGAATTGAAAGAAGAACCAAAACCCGGCTGGGTACATTGGTTCTTTTCTTTTGCTCATAACCTGGGGCTGCCGGCGGAGAAACTGCAGCAGATTATCCAGAATACGCCAGTAGGGACTAAAATTCACAAGAACAAGATTCTCGGTCTCCGCGGAAAGGCAACTGGCCTAATCTTCCCCAACTTCGACCGCAAGAAGCATGTAGTCACGGTGGCCTGGGTGAAGCAGCAGCTGGCCTCCGGCAAAATCAAGTTCAAGAAGTTCACGGCCGGCCTGGACACATCCTATTCCAGCAAGTCGCCGGATACCATCGCCATGCTCTTCCAGGGCATCACAGAGGACCGCAGGCTCATCACACTGGCCGAAAAGGTCTATAGCAATGCGGACCTGTCTACTCCGCTGGCACCGTCAGACACCGCGGTCAAGTTTGTAGAGTTCATGGAGCAGAATCGGAAGGAATGGGGATTTGCAAAGGATGTCTTCATCGACAGCGCGGACCAGGCAACCATCACGGAGCTGCGCAAGTATAAGCGACTACACGGCTGCTTATATAACTTCTTTGATGCATACAAACGGGTCGAGATTATCGACCGTATCAAGCTGCAGCTTGGATGGATCCAGCAGGGGTGTTACCTGGTAGTGGACACATGCACGGAGCATCTGGGAGAACTGGACCGGTACAGCTGGGACGAGGACAAGGATAGACCGGAGGACCGAAACGACCATACCGTTAATGCCAATCAGTATGCATGGATACCATACAGGAACTTGATTGGATTCGAGGAGGATGAGAAGAAATGAGGTGGCTGAATAACATGAATGAGACAATCAAGAGGGGCATTCGCAGCTGGCTGAATGTGGTACCGGCCAGCGGGAACTGCATCCAGATTAACGAGGTCCTGGACTTTGAGGCTAATGCCATCCGGAATCGTATCTGGTACCGTGGTGATGGTAACGAGCTGGAGCAGATGTACCAGCAGGCCCCAGAGTACGCTGACAAATACAAGTTCTGGGCCAGCAGGTGTACACCAGGCATGGAGATGCGTAAGATACATACTGGACTTCCGGGGTTGATTATCCGTATTCTGACAGGCATTGTCCTGGATGACATGAATGATTTTGATTTTGCAGGTAACGACCAGCAGGGTCAGCTGTGGGAGGACATTGCAAAGGATAATAAGTTCATTCGTAAGATGGAGAAGGCCTTGAAGGAGGTCCTGTACATCGGGGACGGTGCCTTCAAGGTCACGATTGACACAGCGGTTAGTAAATACCCTATCCTGGAATGGTATCCGGGAGAGCGGATTGAGATTGTCCGGAACCGGGACCGGGTGAAGGAAGTTGTTTTCAAGACCCCCTACAAATCCGGGTATCAGCAGTATGTCCTGTATGAGCATTATGGATACGGCTATATACGTAACGAGTTGTATAAGGGTGACACGCCGGTGCCCCTTAATGCCATAGAGGCAACGAAGGGAATCAAGGATACGAAATTTGACGACACAGTCATCCTGGCCGTGCCACTGCAGATATACGAGTCCACCAAATATGAGAGCCGCGGAGGCTCTATTTTTGATGGCAAATTGGACAGCTTCGATGCCTTCGACGAGGCATGGTCTCAGTGGATGGATGCTTTGAGGGCTGGTAGGGCAAAAACCTACATACCGGAGTGTCTGGTACCGCATGACCCGGCAACCGGACAGATTTTAAAGCCAAATCCGTTTGACTGCCGATACTTTGCATCGGACAATGATATGTCTGAGAAAGCGGAGAACCGGATTAATACAGACCAGCCGTCCATACCGCATGATAGCTATCTGGCCAGTTATGTGACGGCGCTTGACCTTTGTTTGCAAGGCGTCATCAGCCCGTCCACGCTTGGCATTGATGTGAAAAAGCTGGACAACGCCGAGGCGCAGCGGGAGAAGGAGAAAGCGACGCTCTACACCCGGAATGCCATCATCGAAGCCCTGCAAGAGACGCTGCCGGATGTGGTGGCTGCTTGCATCAATGCCTATTACATCTTGATTAAACAGCCCATAGAGGAAATTAAGGTGGAGATCCCGTTCGGTGAGTACGCAAACCCCAGCTTTGAAAGTCAGGTGGAGACTCTTTCCAAAGCGCGGCCCGGCGCAAGCATCATGTCTATAGAAGCTCAGGTGGAGGAGATGTGGGGAGACAGCAAAGACGAGACGTGGAAGGCCGAAGAAGTGAAGCGATTGAAGGCGGAGCAGGGAATTGCAGAGATGGAGAACCCTGGAATTAATCAGGCCGCTGGTGATTTCCGGTTGAACATGGAGGGAGGAAAGGCAGATGAAGGTCAAGGTGATGAACCGGACGTACCAGATGAACCAGAAGGAGTACCAGGGGCTGCTGCAGGTGGCAAGTGATCAGGTGCCATTCGGGATATACGCCATTGAGAAGCAGGGATATGCAGAGCTGCGCTGTGATAAGTGTAGCAGCGTTACACAGTTTAAGAGTCTTACACGGCAGTTTAAGGCGCAGGGGTTCAAGGTGCATGCAAATGGGAGGTGATGCCGTTGACAGAGTACGATATCGGCGGCGCCTTCAAAGCCATAGAGGATGAGCTGATTGCCTCCATGATTCGCAACATGGACCGACACCGGGCCGAAGAGACCAAAGAGGGCATTGAGTGGTCCATGTGGCAGGCGGAGCAGCTGAAAGCCCTGGAGAAGTATAAGCGGGAGAATCAGAAACGGTACAGCAAGCAGTTTAAGTCTATAAATGGGCAGATAGGAGAACTGCTCTATCAGGCACGGCAGACCGGTAACATGCAGCAGGAAATCCAGATACTGAAAGCTATACAGAGGGGATACCGATTCCCAAACATGCCAAAGAAGCTGTTTGGCTTATTGGAAGAAATGGATGGGAAGACATTTCGGCAGAAGGCATCACTACTGGTTAAGCGTTGGAAGGGCAAAGAGGCTGCCCAAGCAACAGCAGAGTTTTTTAAACTTAATGACCGGAAGCTGGAAGCACTTATCAAAGCAACGACTCATGACATGGAACGTGCAGAGATAGCGGTCCTCCGGATGGCCAACGACCAGTACCGGAAAGTTATTTTTAATGCTCAGGTCTATGCCAATACCGGCGCCGGCACCTATGAGAAGGCCGTGGATATGGCCACCAAGGACATGCTTTCCCGGGGGCTTAACTGTGTGGAATATGCCAACGGTGCCCACCACACCCTGGCGGATTATGCCGACATGGCCATCCGGACGGCATCCAAGCGGGCTTACCTGCAGGGAGAGGGGGAGAAAAGGCAGGAATGGGGGATTACCACGGTCATCATGGCCAAGCGGGGAAGCCCGTGCCCTAAGTGCCTGCCATTTGTCGGTAAAGTACTGATTGACGATGTGTGGTCCGGAGGCAAGAAATCCGATGGCCCATATCCCCTCATGAGCAAGGCCATAGCATCCGGACTGTATCATCCCAGGTGCAAGGACAGCCATACAACATACTTCCCTGGCATCTCCACCGCAGACGATACCTGGACCAAGGAGGAGCTGGAGAACATTGGTCAGGCTAATAAACAGGAGGCCGGGCAGCAGTATGCATCAAGGCAGGCAGAAAGATATGGGCGGCTGGCTAAGTATTCACTGGATGAGGGCAATAAGAAGCAGTACGGACAGAGGATGAAGGAGTGGCGTGACATCCAATTTAAAACTGGTGGCATGGGCAGGTCGTTGGATGTTACAGAAAAATGGATGGAAGAGGCGTCACCGAACTCGCATGAAGTAGTTGACCTATCTGAATATACATTAAACGGCACTACATATAAGGTTGATGGAAAACATGTATTGTTGGATTATTCAGATAAGGAAAAACAGATAGCGCAACTTTTGAAACGTGAACTCGGAGGCGAAATATTCATGGTTCCCAGGGTTTTGGATCCACCTGGAATATCAACGCCAGATTACATATTCAGAGGAGAGGCATTTGATTTAAAAGAGTTGTCAGGCACAAGCAAAAATTTGATTTATAATGTGGTTTCAAAGAAAAAACGACAGGCGGGCAATTTTATCCTAGAGATTACTCAATGTCCGTTGGATGAGAGTGAGTTATATAAACAGGCAGACGATATTTATTGGTCAAGACATACAGCCTTTGTAGATAAAATAATATTTATTAAAGATGGCCAGATAAGAAAAATCTTCAGGAGAAAAAAATAAAGAGAAACGATGGCCCAACCCAATAAGTGGGGGTCAGGTACCGTTCCTCTTTAAAAGATATCTTATCTGTATTATACGATATTATGCCCAAAATGTCAAATTAAGCATGTAATGGCTGGTGGTATTTTTAGTTGTTGCGATATCGCAACAGATAGGAGGTGATCCGATTATCTCCCTTTGAGGCGCAGGGTAATGCGTCTTATTTTTGTGCCAAAACGCGACAAGGCCTAAAAAGGTGCGCGGCCGGTGACACCGATGACAATGGAGCAGCAATAAGGAGTGACACTCCCAAAATGGAAAGGAGCACATGACAATGAGAAAGAAATATCGGATGAACTTACAGTTATTTGCAGAGCCCACTGGTGGAGCAGGGGGAACCGAGCCGCCGGCAGGAGGACAAGGCCAGCAGACACAGCCGTCTTCGGCCGGAGGGCAGCCGGCGGCACCGCAGATTGATTATACCAAAATCCAGCAGATGTTGGAAGGCACCTTGGCGGCCAAGGAGGACACGGCCTTGAAGGCCTATTTCAAGCAGCAGGGCCTTAGCCAAGAAGAGGTGGAGCAGGCAATCGCCACCTTCAAGCAGCAGAAAGCAGCTCAGCAGCCGGATGTGGCGGCGCTGACACAGACGGCGCAGGCAGCTCAGGCGGCGGCCCAGCAGGCCATGCTGGATAAGGAGGCAACCCTTGCAGCCATCAGTCTGGGACTCGATGCCAAGACTATCCCGTATGTGCTCAAGATGGCCGACTTAAGCCAGGCTATAGGACAGGATGGGAAAGTCAACACGGAGGCCCTTAATACGGCCCTGAATAAGGTCCTGGAGGATGTACCGGCCCTTAAACCGCAGGCGTCAGGGACAACTGGCTTCTTGCAGGTGGGGGCCTCTGGCGGAACAGGGCAGCAGGCAACGACCGATGACGCTTTGAAAAAGGCGTTCGGACTTTAAAGAAAGAGAGGATTTAATATATGGCAGTATATGATTATGCAACTACATTTACCCAGCTCCTGCAGCAGAAGTATGCAAGAGAGTTGTGTTCCGACGCACTGGCGCAGAGTAACCAGCAGGTGAAATTTATTAATGCCCAGACCATCAAACTTCCAAGAATGGCAGTGACTGGGTATAAGGACCATACCAGGGCACCGGGATTCAATGTAGGCACCCTGAGTAATGACTGGGAGGCAAAGAAACTGGAACACGACAGGGATGTGGAGTTCTGGATTGACCCCATGGACATTGACGAAACAAACCTGACCTTATCCGTGGCAAACATACAGAACACGTTTGAGACGGAGCAGGCCATCCCGGAAAAAGATTCCTACCGCTATTCTAAACTTCATGCAGAGTTGACCACCTATTCAGGCCGTATTAGTATCGATGTGATTACGGCAGCCAATTTCTTGGAAGCGTTTGACGAGGAAATGGCGAGGATGGACGAGGCCGGTGTTCCGGAGGAGGGGAGGATGCTGTATGTCACCCCAACCATGAATAAGATTGTGAAGGAGGCAGAAGGACTCCAGAGGGTTATGACCGTCGCATCCCCGTCCACAATCAACCGTAAGGTACATAGCCTGGATGATGTGACCATTAAGATGGTTCCTGCGGCCAGGATGAAGACTAAGTATGACTTCACTACAGGATGCGTGGCTGCCTCTGATGCGAAGCAGATTAACTGGATTCTGATTCATGCCTCTTGTGTGGTATGCCGGGATAAATACAGCTATATCAAGCTGTTTACCCCAGGAACAGATTCAAGGACGGCAGATGGGTATTTGTATCAGAACCGTTGTTACGGAGACCTGTTCCTTCTTGAAAAGAAGGTTGATGGGTGTGCCATGAATGTGGAAGCGGCCGGAGCGTAAGGAGGTAGCATGAGAGCAGTTAAGGGAAATAAAGAGTACACCATTGATGAAAGCCAGCAGAAGTCCTATCAGGACGCTGGCTTTGATATTGTGGGCGATGATGGCCAGGTGACCGCATATGGACGCGGAAAGACAATACCTTATGATGAACACATGAAGGCAGTGAAAGAGATTGAGCGCCTTCAGGACCTAGCGGCTGAAAGGAATGCCGAAAATGTAGCGTTGAGGGAGGAACTTGCTTCACTCCGGGCCGCAAAGCAGGAACCGGCAAAGAAAGCGGAGAGTAAAAAGGCAGGTGAGTAATATGCCCTATGAACCCTATGCCACATATGAATATTACTGTGATGTATACAAGGGGACCGTAATCCCCATGGATGAGCTGGACAGGGCCCTTAATCAGGCCAGCCGCCACGTTGATTCCCTGACCTACAACCGGATTGTAGGCCGGGGATTTTCTAATCTGACGGCCTTCCAGCAGGAAACCATACAGGAAGTGGTCTGCCAGCAGGCGGACTTTGAGTATGAGAACGCGGACGAGATTAATACCATCCTGCAGGGCTACAGCATCAACGGTGTATCCGCACAGTTCGGTAGCAGCTGGAACGTATTTACAGACAAGGGTGTAGCCATGAAGCGCGATGTGTACGCTCTGCTGTCCCAGACGGGCCTATGCTGCCGGTTAGCGAGGTGAGGCTATGAAATACCCATGTTTAGTGCCAAAACGGCTATGCAGGACGGATATACACGTCCATCTGGAATCAGAGGATACAGACAACCGCGGCCATCCAGAGAAGGTAGTGGACTTGGACCTAAAATGTAACTTCCAGGACCGGGCCAAGACCATTCTGACCACAGAAAAGAAGCTGGTGCAGATAACCGGTACGGCCCTGTTCCCCGGGGACATTGCCCCAGACTTCCCAACCTTAAGCGGGGGTACCATAACTGTATTTGGGGAAGAGCGGAGGATTGAACAGGGGATGAAAGCCAGGAACCCGGATGGGACAGTGAACTATTGCCAGCTGGAGGTGGTCTGATGCAGGTAAAATCAACTGTGAAATTGAATTTCCCACGGATTAAGCAGCTGACACAGGCAGCTGTGACTGCCCTGGAGATGACAGCGGAGGCGTTGCATACAGAGGTTGTACAGGCCCAGGTGATGCCTTTTGAGACTGGCAATCTTCAAAATGAGAATACATTTGTCGATTACAGTGAATCCAAGCAAGGCAAAGTAACGCTGGTGTCCAGCACACCTTATGCACGGCGTCTGTATTATCATCCGGAGTACAACTTCCAGACGGACGAGAACCCGTTTGCCGGCGGTGAATGGTACGAACCGTGGCTACCTGGTGGAGTAAGCCAGGATTTTGCCAGGAACGCATTTAAGCGGTTTTACAAGAAAGCAGGTGGTGTATGATGCTGAAACTGGACGATATCCGGGGATACATAGCCGGTCTGGCCATTGCTGAAGACAGGAATGTCTATATCGGGAAGCTGAACAATAAGAAGGACCATTCCATAGGCGTGTATCACCGGCAGGGCAGCGGCCCTCCCGTGATAGCGCTGGGTGGCCATGATTACAGCAGCTATGATGTCCGGCGTATATCACTGCTGGTCCATTGGGACAAGGATGTGCAGGCATCAGAGCGGGCTGCCTATGCACTATATGAGAAACTTAAAAACGTATCCAGCTTATCCATAGGGGATACACCCATCAATTGCATCATCCTCCAGGTCCCGGAACCGGTGGATGTGGGGACGGATGATAAGGGTGTCTACGAATATGTGATATGGCTGGAATTTGTATATCAGAGAAAGTGAGGTATAAGAGATGGCAGATGCAGCAAAGGGAAAAGTGTATCCCGTGCATAACAATGTGTTTAAGTTTGGCACTGCGGGCCTTGAGAGTACAGATGAACAGATGGTGATGCCAGCCGATCTGGAGAACTTTGCACCATCCATAGACGGTACCGTTGAGGAGTGGTATTCCATGGATGCTGCCGGATGGGCCAAGGCTGCCATGACCGGTAAGAAACTTGGGTTCAGCTTCAAGGGAAAACGGTCGGTTGGGGACCCGGGGAATGATTATATTGCCGGCCTGGCGTGGAAGTTTGGACAGGACGTGATGACCAAGTTTGAGTGGACCATGGTCAGTGGAGCAAAGCTGGCCTGTGACGTAGTCGTTAATGTGACGACGCCCGGAGGTGGTGACACGACAAATATTGACGGTCTGGAGTTTGAGGTGACGGGTTATGGTAAGCCAACTTTCACTCCAGCGCAATCATTAACAGTATAAGGAGGGTTGGACAATGGCGAGAAAAGTAGATATCACGGATAAGCTGAGTTTTGAGGGAAACCCATCCCTTGTCATTAAGGGTGAGGTGCTGGAGGTCAATGCAGATGCCCCGACCATGCTTAAGGTCATGGGACTGATGTCGGCGAATGACCCTGGTGCACAGGAAATCCTGGAGGCCTACGACATGATGTTCCCAGAAAAATCCAAGAAAGAGATAGAGAGGATGAAACTGGGATTCAATGACCTGATTATTGTAGTCCAGGAAGCCGTCCAGCTTATTTCCGGTACGGAGGAACCTGCCGGGGGAGAGCGGTGACCCGTACTACGATATGTTTGAGGACTGGGACCTGATAGTCTCCAGCTTTTTGTCGCAGTACGGGTTAAGAATCAGGACGAAAGAATTTGAAACAGTCTCCTGGGACGAGTTCAGGGCATTGATTGCCGGCCTGTCCCCGGAGACTGCCTTGGGACGGGTGGTGGCCATCCGGTCAGAGACGGATAAGGACATTATCAAGCATTATACAAAGGACCAGCGCCGGATATATGATGACTGGCGTAACCGGGAAGTAAAGGAAATGGATGAGAAAACCTTCGAGAAAGAAATGGCCGGTCTGGAGAAGATGTTTGCGGCTATGTGCGGAGGTGGTAAATATTGAAAAAATAAGAATGCAGGTATCCTGCCCCTATTGTGGGTATCGAATGCCTATTTTTTATGACAAGACGGCAGTTTCCGCTGGCATATTTGCCAGATGCAAGGGGAAGAGTTGTAAAAGGGAGTTTGAGATAAAGATTAACCAAGACAAGTAGTGCCATTATGAGCCGATGTCTGATTTTAGATAGAGGCAGGTGATGTAAATGGCAGCTGACAGCGTTGGTCAGATTGGTCTTGACCTTGTAGTAAATAAAAACGATTTTGACAAGCAGATGAAGGGTATCCAGGGGCTGGCCAAGAAAGCTGGTGCAGCCCTGGCGGCTGCTTTTGCAGTTAAGAAGCTGATAGATTTCGGGGCCCAATGTATCGAATTGGGCTCCGACCTGCAGGAAGTGCAGAACGTTGTTGATGTAACGTTCCCACGGATGTCGAAGCAGATTAATGACTTTGCAAAGAATGCGGCGGTACAATTTGGCTTATCAGAGACGATGGCAAAGAAGTTCACTGGAACCTTCGGAGCGATGTCGAAGGCATTCGGCTTTGGCGAAAAGCAAGCTTATGAGATGGCCACGGCACTGACGGGGCTGGCTGGCGACGTGGCGTCGTTTTACAACATCAGTCAGGACGAGGCCTATACAAAGCTGAAATCTGTGTTCACGGGAGAAACGGAAACACTTAAAGACCTGGGCATTGTCATGACGCAGAGTGCCCTTGACAGCTATGCCCTGGCCAATGGATATGCGAAAGTAACCGCCAAAATGTCCGAAGCTGAGAAGGTGGCCCTGCGGTATCAGTTTGTGCAAGACCAGCTTACTCTGGCATCCGGGGACTTTGTTCGAACCGCTGATGGGTGGGCCAACCAGGTCCGAATACTGAAACTGCAATTTGACAGCTTAAAGGCTACGATTGGTCAAGGGCTTATCAATGTCCTTACACCGGTCATTAAGGTCATTAATACGATTATCGGGAAGCTGATGAGTTTGGCCAATGCTTTTAAGGCCTTTACGAACCTGATATCCGGAAAGAATGGTTCCGGAGGCGGAGCGTCAGTTGCCGCAGCCGGCATGGAGGCTGTGGCGGAGTCAGCAGACAACGCAGGCGCTGCGATGGGCGGAGCCGGTGGAGCAGCAAAGAAAGCCGCAAAAGACATCAAAGGTGCGACAACAGGTATCGATGAACTGAATATTATTCAGCCACCAGATTCTGGCTCAGGTGGCGGAGGGGCCGGTGGGGGCTACGACGCAGATGAGTTTGACATGGGAGAGATTGACACCTCTCCGGTCGACGAGATGGATGCCAAGTACCAAGCGTTGATTGACAAGGCGAAGGAGCTGGCCGACCTTTTTAAATATGGGTTTAAAATTGGCTTTGGTGACACATCGGTTCTGGATAGCATCCAGTCTTCGATTAATGGAATCAAAAAAAGCCTGAAGGATATTTTTACGGATCCGGCAGTAAAGAAAGCCGCCGACAACTTTGCGAAACAGTTCTCGTATAACCTGGGAAAGATAGCTGGAAGCTTTGCCTCTGTGGGGGCTACGATTGCAGATAAACTACTGGGGGGAATTGACAAATATCTACAGCAAAATAGTCCCAGAATAAAAGATTTCCTGGTATCAATGTTTGATATCGGAAGTGATATAACTATGATATCTGGTCGCTTTTCGGAGGCCACTGCGGATATTTTTTCCGTGTTCCGGAGCGATGCGGCAAAACAGATTACTGCTGATATAATAGCTGTTTTCTCTAACGGCTTTATGGGGGCGCTTGAATTGGGAGGCGCTTTCGGCCGTGATATGCTGGATTTAATAACAGCACCAATTATCGAAAATAGCTCTGGATTTAAAGAAGTGTTCAATGGAATTTTGGCGGCGGTTCAGACTATAACAGGTTCAATCAGTGAGACGTTTTCTAAGTTTGTAGACACCGTATTAGATGTATACAACAAAAATATTTCACCATTGATTGAAAGTATCAAAACAGGGCTATCGGATATTGCAAAAAGTGCATTAGAAGCATTTAATACACATATTCTTCCGGTTATTCAAAACGCGGCAGATCGTTTTGCTGAGTTTAATACAAGTACTTTGCAGCCGCTTATCGAAAAGTTCGGCGAGTTTGCCGGAAAGGTAACAGAGTGTATACAGACGGTTTGGGAGACAGTCTTACAACCCTTCATCACATGGTTTATCAATAACATAGCACCGATAATCGCCAGCAACCTAAAAACCGCTATAGATAATTTTTTTACTTTCTCAGATAGTGTTTCGGAAGTAATCGGCAATGTTTTGGATGCCCTTGGAGGTCTATTAGATTTTCTGATAGGCGTGTTTACCGGGGATTGGGAACGGGCTTGGGATGGAATTAAGCAATTCCTTTCGTCTTGTTGGGAAGCTATGAAGGCATTGGTTCGGGTTGCCTTTGATGCAATTAAATTATGTATTGACACGGTACTCAATACCATAAAAGGTCTCTGGGGACTGATCTGGAATAATATAAAGTCCTTCGCGGAAGAAATCTGGAATGCCATAAAGAATAAGGCTACGGAGGTATTTGGAGCTTTACGCGATAAGCTTTCCGAAATCTGGGACAATGTCCGTTCTACTGTTGAAGAAAAGTGGAACGCCATCAAAGAGTGGTTTGAGGACATCTGGAAGAAAATTAAGGACGTCTTTAAACTGGATGAAATGGTGGAAATCGGTAAAGACGTCATGAATAAACTCTGGGACGGTTTAAAGGCTGTTTGGGAGGAAATAACAGAGTGGCTTTCAGGCATTGTAGATACAGTTAAACAGATTTGGCAGGACGTTTGTGACACCGTCAAAAATATATTCAAGAAGTCCAAAGAAGCAGAAGACAGAGATAGTGATAGTGGTAGTAAATCTAAAAAGAGCGGCGGCAGCCGCGGTTCTTCCACCGGTCCAGCCAGTGAAATTTCCGGTCATGCCAGTGGTGGCTTCCCACGGTCTGGCCAGATGTTTGTGGCGCGGGAGGACGGAATTCCTGAAATGGTCGGCAGTTGGGGAGGCCGCGCAGCCGTGGCCAATAACATGCAGATTACCGAGGGTATTGCCAGGGCAGTGCAGGGCGGCATGCGAAGTGCAATTGCGCCGTTGGTATCCACAATAGTAAATGCGGCCAATCATGCAGCTCCGCCGCTTGCAATGGTCGGTAGCACGGCACCGGCATATACACAAGAGGATATAATGCAGGAGATGGTCAATCGAGCTGTCGCAATGACATCCGGAACAGACAACGCAAGTGAGCAGCATTTGGCTATTATGGTGGAACTGCTGAAAAAGATAATCGAACTAATCGAAAATCTGGATTTGGTTGTCAACATCGACATCCGGGAAATCCGGAAGAAACTGAAAGATTTAGAGAAGCGCACGGGTTATGGATTTACGTAAGGAGGCGGTGAGATGGCAGTAATTACAATCAATGGCCGGGAGTTTCCCGCCCCCGATATTGGAGGAAACCTGGTAGTGGCTACGAACGTAAGTGACGGTAAAAACGCGAATGGCGAGTTCGTCGGCCAGAAGGTGGGGCGGGACCAGTATAAGTTTGACGCTCTGCAGTGGAAGTTTTTGGACGCCGCTACTTGGTCCGCCATGCTGCAAGAGTTTAAACAATTTGTGGTAACGGCCCGGATACCCGACATGGTACATAATGATTGGATAACGATTCGGATGTATCCCGGGAACCGGACGGCTACGCCGATAGAATTTGATTCCGATGGCCTTCCGACGAGGTACCGAGACTGCAAGGTGAATATTGTGGATTGTGGGGTGATGGAGTAATGCAGGCATGCAGCCAAGCCTATAAAGCGGAAATGAAAAAGGAGTATCGTAACCGTTCCTACGTGCGAGTGACAATCGGTTTGATTAACCAGGAAGCCCAGGCTTCCGCTTTTGTTCCGAATCCGACCAATTACGCCTACTACAGTAATCTAAAATGGCCCCTGGACAATTATTCGGTGTCTGAACTATACGCCACTTGCGACGAAGATTACAGCACGGTGGATGGCAGCATGTACTTCCTTCCCCGGAACCGTTCAGATGTAGTGCTAAATGCTGGTATTGTGACGGAGGGGCTACTGGGAAGCATACTGATTCATTTTCCGATTCAGTATGACATTAAGGGGCTGACTGTGGAGTTTGGCAAGGCGTATCCGGTTGATTTTAAAATTGAATCTGACAATAACACAGTGGAGATAATTGGGAATGCTGACGGACATTTTGTGACGGAAGAGATTTTTAATGCGACCACGTTTCTGCGGTTTACACCGTCAGCCATGATAAACGGCCAAAGCCGGTTCCGCATCCAGCAACTGACGATGGGGATCGGCATTTACTTTGATAATAAGAAAATCAAGTCGGCCAGCAAGAAGGAACATATCAGCCCCATATCAGATGAGCTGCCGACAATTGACTTTGACCTGACGGTGGAAAACAAAGACCGCGCCTATGATGTGGAGAACAGCGAAAGTACGGTGAATTTCCTGGAGCCGGGGCAGGAGATATCGGTGCTGTATGGCCAAGAGTTGGATGACGGGACAGTGGAGTGGTTGCCAGGAGCTACAGTGTCCCTAAAAGAATGGTCTGCGGATGATGAAGAAATGAGTTTTTCTGCGTCCGACCGTTTTGACGGAATGAACGCGACATATTATAAGGGGCTGTACCGGGAGTCTGGTATCAGCCTGTATGATTTGGCCACAGACGTATTTGGCGATGCTGGCGTGGATTACCGGACATACTGGTTAGACCCATATTTAAAAAACGTATTAGTGAAAAATCCTATGCCTGTGGTTACACATAAGGAAGCGCTGCAGATTATTGCAAATGCCGGCCGGTGCATCCTGTATCAGGACCGCTCCGGAGATATTTATTTGAAATCCAGTTTTATTCCGGATATGGTTGCCAACTCAGACAATGAAACCTATTTTTCACATGCCGGCGCCGTTTTGAATGGAGCAGATAAGGCGGACTACGCGATGCCCGTCCGTAACTATTCGGACGCAAGGCCGACACAATATTTTCTGCCCCGGCAGGCTGAGGGAACTGCTTACTTGGATACCGGTTATATATCGGAGGAAACAGCTGATGAGAATGGCCTGTTTTCGGAGAATCCAACCATTACCATTGTTTTGGAGGCTGCGTTTAAATGCTTCGGCCTGACGATGGAATTTGGGCGAAATCATCCGGAGCAGATGATATTTCATGCTTATTATAATGACGAGCTTCAGGAAAGCTACAGTGTAACCGTATTGGAGGCGTTATCGGTTATTAGTCATGAATTTCCAGAGTTTGACAGGCTGGTCCTGGAATTTACCAGAGGCTGCCCGGATAACAGGGTTGTGCTGAATCATATTTCTTTTGGCGACAGTACAGATTATGTGCTGGAATATGGCCATGAGCTGACGAAGACACCGAAGGGAACACAGGTAGAGAAAACCAGGGAGCTGCAGGTGATGCGGACCCTGTACAATCCGGTAGATGAACAAAAGGAACTGGCGAAGGAAACCATTACGTTGTCTGCGATAGACAACCGTTACACCTTCTACTTTTCGACCCCGTCATATGATCTGTCCTGTGTTATCACAGAGCCGCAGGCTGGGCAAACGGCAGAGATTGTGGAATCAAGCAGTTATTATGCTACCGTGGAAGTAACCGGCGTGGAGGGGGTGGCTGAGGTGGCAATAACTGGTAGGGAATATGGAAAATCGAAGGCAATGGTCAGCCGACAGTTGAATCCAACCGGCAGTCTGGAGATGTGGGAGAACCCGCTTGTGTCAGATGCGAGACATGCTGCAGATCTGGCGGACTGGATCGGCGATTACATGAAAGCGGATCGGGAATATGCGCTGACTTATCGCGGAGAACCGAGGATAGATGCAAACGATATTGTGTTTTTAGAGAATCGGTATGTCCCGGATTTGCTCCTGAGGATTTACGACCACACACTTAATTTTAACGGCGCCCTGTCAGGGAGCATGAAGGCAAGGAGGGATATGAGCAATGTGGCAACAGCCAAAAACAGATTGGCGGGAAAATGATTTTTTTAACATACAAGATTACAATCGCATAAAGGGAAATCTAATTGAAATCAGGTCGCAGGCACTTGTCCTCTGGCCGAATTTTCCGTTCGAAGAGATGGGGGAGGATAAGACGTACCAGGATTATGGGTTTTATGCGGATGAGATAAACCGGTTTGGGGCCAATCTTGACCATATCCGCACAGGCACTTTCCCATTCGCGATAGGCGAACAGCAGACTTATTATGACAACCAGCCATTTATCGACTGGCGGGAGTTGAACCGGATTGAGGAGGCATGCCGCTTTATACACAACAATATTCAGAGCAGGATTAACGGTCGGAAGAAGCTGGCCTTTACGTTAAATGGAGGTGCTTTTTAAAATGATTTTAAAAACAGACTATAAGGATGCGATGTACGATGGGGCACGGAAGTGGCGCATTACCCAGAATTCAGACGGGACATCCGGAATTGCAGATGAGACAAGTTATACACAGGAAGGCGATCGGTTTGGGGCTAATGATATTAATTCCACCAATACTGCTATCAATCGGATTAACCATGTGACCGAAGTAACATTAACGGCATCTGGGTGGGAGGGTGGTGCTGCTCCGTACACCCAGACGGTAAGTGTGCCAGGAGCTACGGCCGACCTGGATGCGATACTGGTTAGTGCGCTGGCTGATGGGGCGAGCGTCACCACCCAGAAGGCGTATATAAAGGCATTTGGGATTATCTCCAGCGGAACTGCATCGCTGGGAAATGGGACGGCTACATTTAAAGTATACAAGAAGCCGGCAACAGATTGCCTTGTGGGATTGAAGGGGGTGTAACGCATGGGGAAAATATTGATGCCGGGCGGCGGAGGCGGTGCCGACCTGGATGTAATAACAGCCGGCGCAGAGGATGTTCTGGCCGGTAAAGTAATCGTGGACAAAAACGGGGAGCCGCTGACCGGGACGATGGCGGACCAAGGTAACTGGAACTTTTCAGAACTGGTGGCCGGCTCTGCAGTGACAGTTCCTGGTGGAAAACACGGCGGCGGTGGAAAAGTGACAGCAAAAAGCCTGGCCAGCCAGACGCCCGGTACATCAGCGGCCGGACATATTCTTGCCGGAAGAACGGCATGGGTAAACGGTAGTAAAATCACTGGGACGATTCCCAGCCAGGCGGGAGGAACATTGACACCCTCCACGTCAGCAGTAACTGCAAACTGTTCTGGCAAATACATGACAAGCAATTACACCATTCCAGCATTCGCCTTACCGCCAGCAAACGCTCTCCGTAAAGGCTATTCCTACACCTTGTACGGAAAGACAGTTACTGGGACGATGCAAATTTTTGTTAATACGCCTACAAATGTTACTGGAAATGAAACAGGAGTAACTATTTTGTCTGGCTCTAACACTGGTTCGGTGTTATTTACTAGTGATAAAAAAATAAACTTTAACAGCTATAGTAATCAAACCGTTGTTTTAAGACTTAATACGGCTGTTAACCTAACCGATTATAAGTATTTAAAGTTTACTATAGCAAGTGCTTTTACTACTTCTGCCGGTAGTAGCGCGAAGGCGAAAATCGGTGTGGCAACTAATAGTAACGGAACAGGTATAACATATAGTAACGAAGTGGAAGTAGCTCCCTCTTCTAAAGACGTTGTGGTAGTATTAGATGTTACTGGGCTATCTGGAATGTATTTTGTTTATATATCGAGTTATACAACAAAGCCGGACTACTCTCAAGGTGGTAGAAACTGTGTATTCGCTTTGTCAAATTCATAAATACCGTATTGTTTAACTACTAATTAAGAGTTAGATAGTATTGCTTCGGTTATGTGGGCGATGCAAGATCCGCTGCTTGATACAACATTTACATTGCCGGAAACCTCAAAACATATAAAATATGTCCCGGTCAAGTCTGATACATCAAGTATTAAAGTACCCTCATCTGCTGAAAGACTTTGGCATGGTAGGTACCGCCCTGGTCAGTTTCTTTTTTTATGCGGTTCAGCAGGGGATATTCCATTAAAGCGAAGGAGGAAAAGATGGATTTAACATTTATTACACAGCATTACATACCATAGTGGCCTGCCTGGTGGTCGGCTATTGGATGTGTGGCCGTCGGAACGGTCAGTCTGGAAAGTATCGTGTACGGGGCGGTAACAGGACTTGCCAGTACCGGCCTACACCAGGTTTTCAGCCAGTTAATCAATAAAGAATAATAAGTAACCTGGGGAGCCGATTGGCTCTCCCTTATTTTATAAATCAAACCATGAAAAGGAGATTAAGACTATGACAAACTGTAAGAAACACAAAATCAATGATGCAAACCACTACAAACACTTAATACCGGACACGGACTGTACTTGTGATGTTGGTATTAATGGCCCAGCTGGGGACCCGGACTTAATCGCGAAGGGGAGCGGAGGGTATGACCATCCGCAGACTCCGCCGGCGAAAGGGCCGGGAGCAGAACCGGAGCTGCTGGCGAAAAGCAAGCCGCCGTTAAAGCATCCGGAAACACCCGCAGCGACTGGACCAGCAGCAGAATAGTTGCGACATTAAAATGGACAGGGCGGCCCTTTGGGGCTGTCCTGTCACTGAGGTGACCATGTATATTGACACAAATACAATTATAACGGTAGCCAGTGCAATGACAGCATTGGCTGCCATTTTTTCGGCCATTTTCGGCGGGTATCGTTGGGTTTTGAAACGAAATCAGCAAGACAAAGAAATCGAGCAAATAAAATCAGAACAGTGCCTGCTTACCTATGGAGTACTGGCTTGCTTAAAGGGATTGAAAGAACAGGGGTGCAATGGCCCCGTAACAGAAGCTATCAATAAAATAGAGAAACACATCAACCAGCAGGCACATGAATGAGAGGAATAATTATGGATTTTGGAATTGCAAGTGTAGCAGGAATTACAGCACTGTGTTATCTGGCCGCTATGGCCGTCAAAGCGACATCGGTAGACAACAAGTGGCTGCCGGTTATTTGCGGCGTAATTGGGGCCGCCCTGGGCGTTGTAGGCATGTATACGATGCCCGATTACCCGGTGAAAGACATTATCAATGCGGCGGCCGTCGGTGCGGTATCTGGCCTCGCGGCTACCGGTATTAATCAGATGTACAAGCAGCTTAAAGACAATCAGTAAAAGCAGACAGAGGCGCCGGTGGAAGAGACAGTATAAGTTGCGATATCGCAACAGTACATAGGGCCTGGGATATCCCCGGGCCTTTTTTAATAGGAGGTTATAATGGTACAGAGTGAACAGAGCAGAGAACTTGGAGAAAAGTGGTTTAAACAGCTGCAGACCGAAGTGGCAGCGGCACCGGCAGAGAATCTGGAGGACTTCCGGGCGGCCATAGACCCGGATACGATGGGATTTTATGGTCAGGAGGGAGTGGACGATGAAGATTAATAAACTGCTTACCCCATACAATTATAACGACGGTCAGATTAGCCGTATCAAGTACATTGTAATCCATTATGTAGGGGCTACAGGCGGAGCAAAAGCCAATTGCAAGTATTATGCCAGTGAGCATATTGGCGCCAGCGCCCACTACTATGTTGATTTTGATGGTAGCATCTGGCAAAGCGTGGAAGATAAAAATATAGCCTGGCACAGCGGCCGTAAGGATGGCATATATAAGCATCCCGAGTGCCGCAATTCCAACAGTATCGGAATTGAGCTGTGTGTCAGAAACAAAGGAAGTCAGGCGGCAACCAGCCGGGATTGGTACTTTGAGGATGCCACGGTGCGTTCGGCTGTGGCCCTGACCAGAGAGCTGATGGAAAAATACAAGATAACGGCAGACCGGGTGGTCCGGCATTATGATGTCACCGGTAAAATATGCCCGAATCCTTTTGTCTATAATCATACGAGACATACCTGGGAGGAGTTTAAAGCCGCGCTTAAATCAGCCGGTTTCACACCGGGCTGGGAGAAAGATACTTTGGGCAGATACCGTTATGTACAGGCAGACGGCACCTATGCAGTTAATAAATGGCTGATGATTAACCATCATTGGTATCTGTTCGGGAAAGACGGTTACATGCTGACGGGATGGCAGAAATGGAATGGTAGCAGCGTCATCGGTCCGGATGAACCGGGAGACTGGTATTACTTTGACGAGACGCCGGGAGGTCCGCTGGAGGGGGCATGCTGGCATGAGCGGCCGGGAGGCTATGGTGGACTGGAGATATGGGAAGTAGAATAGGGGATTTTATTATAAAATTAGGGCCAGAATTATCTCTGGCCCTAATTTTGGCATAGCCCTTATTTTTCGTTTTCTTGCTTTTCGTTCTTTTGCTTCCTAGAACCAATAACAAAAGTTCTAATTATTCCAACCAAAGATGATCCACTAATAGCACTTCCACTAACAACGGCTCCAAAAGAGTCTGGGTTAAGAATGATAATTAATATACCTCCTACAATACCGGATAGGGCTATTATAAAACCAAGAATAATGCCAAGTAATGCATCTCGCCCGGCAAGATCCAAACTGTTTTTTTCCATAAACCTTCGATGGTTAGCCTGTTCTTCTGCCATCTCCAATATTCTTGTTGCCGCTCCTGGGAGTATATCTTCATACTTTGCAAGAATTTCAGGATGTGGCAATGGTCCAGAAAACTCTGAACGTATCGCCTGCGCTATTAAGTAACCCTCGCCCGTGTTCGAAGCAGCATCCATACTTGCAGATGTTTCAGCAGTTGCAATTTCATTATCGTACTGGATGTTCTGTTCCATAAGAATCAAGAGCCTTCCTCATATCATTTCCTACAATTTCAAAATCCTTTTTTAATTCATTCATGTCGAAATTACTAGCTTCCGCATCTGTCATATACTGTGGATAATCAATTCGATTTAGATTCCTTAAATCCATAATTTTTGAAAGTCCGGAGACAAAGTAATGTTTAAGTCTATAGCCGTAACTATCATACGAATTATAGCCGTACAT